GAGATCCAAGTAGCGTAGCCACTCTGCTGCGTGAACTCGCCGCTGTAGGCTACGTCGCGCTTGCCTATTTGCCCGGATCCGCCGGAACTGCCGTAAACAGTCTTGTGATGCTCGGTCTTTCCGTCGTGCCGGGATTTGAAGTCCTTGATGAACCTATCCAGGACGGCCTTCAGATCCGCTGTGCGAACTACCAGCGGATCGAAGGACGCCCTGTATCCTTTCGCGTCAGGCACCGATCCGATGATGTTCGGAGCGGAACTGCCGGTTACTCTCCCGTGCCCAAGCGAACGGGCACTGACCTTCGACCGACTCCCAGCCCTGCCACCGACAGGTATGGTGCGTCCGAGGATCGTTTTCGTCGTACGGCATATCTTTGGCCCCGTGCGTCTGTTCACAGGTAATTTTGATGTACGGCTCCAGGAACGGATAAGCCCGGACGAGAATCTGTCCCATCATTCGGAAGACCGTGACGATTTCATGTTGGAACATCGAACAGGCTCGATAAGCGTATGTGTCCAAGAATACCCGCAAAGGATACTCGCAGAGTATGTAATTAGTTGTTGCCTCGGGGAGCACAAAGCGCGCGTCTTGGTAGCTCACGTCCGCTTCGCAGGCGAGCTTGTACGCGCGCCGTGCGGCCTCGAACGCTCCGAACCACGCCTGCCTAACCTCCTCGGGTGCGTTCCAGACCGACTCGGGCATCCGTAGTTCCGGGCCGTTCCCGTAGAACGAGGCACGCATCGACTGTTGATGAAACGCCGCCTTGCGAGTTCGGACAAGCTGGTGGGTACAAGCCCTGGAGACGCCGCCGACTTCGAACACGACGACTTGCGTCTCCAGGGCCGTCTGCAATCCACCCCTCAGCATCTCTTCCCAGTCGCGGTTATCCTCGTCTGGGCCGTAAAGGTCGATGCCGATAGTCGCCCGCGTCGCCTTGGACAAGACCCGTTCGAACTCGGGGTTCAGACCCTGGACGAGCTTGACGGTGATCCCGTCGTCGCCTACCTGGATCAAGTCGTTGTCGGTCGGAGATACGTGGTGACCGTCGTTCATCGAGTGACGGTTGAATGCCACGTCGCGCAGGAGCGGAGTCTCGGAACGATCCTCCCAACTGCGGGACGCCTGGTAGGGCTTCGGTATGCGAGGGGTGTATGTCATTACTTCTTTCCGTTCGCCTCGATAGTTGCGATCAGCTTCTTGCTCTCCTTCGAGGCTGGGTCAGGCAGGACGCGCTTCAGTCCCCTCATCGGGTAGGCCCGCACCGTCAGCTTCGCAGGACGGCCCGGATGAGGCTGTGTGCCTCCTGTCGAGGGATTCCGAGTCAGCGTGCCCTTCTTGATCGCGGGGCTGACGCGGAGCTTGAATTTGACGTAGGGCGTCGTAACTTCGTTGCCCTCAGCCAGTTCGTCGGCGGCGATTTGGAAGAACATGTTGATGCACTCCTTGACCTCTCCCTTCGGCCAATCGAGTTCCGCCGCCACCTCTTCGATCAGATACGCCATACTAGCTGCCATGCTCCCTCCTGAGTTCAAGAACGGCGGTGTACGCCTCTCCGATTTGTCCTCCTACGATTTCACTCGCAACGTCTCCGTTGAAGAAGTCGAAGCCAGGAAACCTCTTGCGTAGGGTTACGATGTCGATGCCGTTGTCTCCGTGCATTAGCTCGTATGGAGTCATCGAAGCGACTTCGTACGCGCCCTGGAGGCCGCGCTTGATAGCCGCCATGATGAATACATCAGCCGGGTCTTCGGTGCTGAACCTGACCCTTGCCATGCTCCCTCCTACTCCCTTCTAGATGAGGCCGCACATCCGTGCGGTGTTGGGCCACGGGTACCAGCCACTTCTGCGATAAAGGATCCTCCCTCTGTAGAGTTGTTCGCCCACCGACGCTTGGTGTGGATATCCTCTGCCTCCGACGCTATGCCATGTGGAGAGCATGAACTGGAGCCCACCGTAGAATCCGTTGCCGGTGTTCGCGTTCCATGCTCCTTCGTAGCGATGTATGCAGAGTAGTCCACGAGTGATGTAGTCCTGCTTTTGTGCTAGTGCTGCCTCAGTTCCCATGGCCCCTCCCAGGGCCAGGAGGAGCATGGTTAGTAGGAGCAGTCTATGCAAGGTCGTCTCCCCTATTCGTTTACTGGGTACGCAGTTCCATCCTGCGACTTACCAGTTGTCTACCTCGTATCACCTCCTTTCTCTCCCCCGATTGTGGTCAAGGCTGAAGAATCCACATGTTGTTGACGTAGATCTCGCGCGCCGCGCGCCATCCGGGCTTCGTGCCCCGGATGAGAACGATGTCATCATTCAGCGCGATCTGCCAGAGCAGATTCTTGAATTTTGGATATTTCCAGCGAGTGATGCGGATTGAGACGATATCGGTCGTGTCGTAGCCCGCGAGCAGCATCCACTCGTTTAGCTCCGGATGCTTCACCGTCGCCGGGTCTAACTCCTCGCCGGTACGAGCGCGGTTGACTTCGAAGATGTCGCGCAGGTTCTTGTGGACGATGATCCCCAGCCAGACGATCTCTTGATCCTCGCCGCGCTCGTAGGGAACCTCGACCGCGTTGTGCGTCGGTGTCGGTAGGTTAAGCCGCGGCAGGTCGGAGCGAACAGACGCGATCTTCTTGTTGAGCGTCTCGATGCCGAACGGATCCTCGGCTGTCGTGTAAGACTTGATCTTCTCAATCGTCTTTGGGCCGATACCTTGCACCTCTATGAGATTGTCCCACGTAGGCTGCCAGCGCTTGAAATCCGGGTCGTTCATCAGACGGGACATCCGCTTCTCGGGATGATCTCTCCAGTCGATGATCTTTGTAGCGATAGCGGGGCCGATGCCGTCGATCTGGTCGAAGCCGGGACGGAGCGCGCGACGGCCCTCCAACTCCCAAGTCAGTCCGGACTTACGCAGGTCGTACGGGAGGATCCGGAAGCCGTGCCGGATCGAATCCTGAAGCATAATGACCTGACCGTCGAGCTTGGCCTTGGACGTTACGGTCGCCTTCGCGTTAGCGCTGCCGCCCGCGCCGCCTCCTTGCGAGGTCTTCTTGTCGGCGCGTCGCAGCATCGCGGTATAGAACGCGCCCGGATGGTGCACCTTGAACCACATCGTCCACCAAGCTATGTAGCCGTAGCTTACGGAATGGGCTGCATTGAATGCGTATGACCCGCTGGTTGTGAGGTCGCCCCAGATCGAACGGGCCAAGTCCTGGTCGATGGGCGGGAAGTCCGTCCGCTTGTGGATCGTCCGCGCGCCCTCCCAGAACCGCTCCCACTGGCGGTTGAACTCCTGGTCGCCTAGTTTCCGGGAGATGATCTTTCGGATGTAGGCTGCGTGAGTCCAGTCGAAGTTTCCGATCTCTCGGACGATCTGGAGGATCTGTTCTTGATAGACGATCTGATGCTGGGTGAATCCCGTGATGTGGTTAAGTGCAGGGTGACGGAGATGTGGCTGTTTCTCTCCTCGCTTGATGTCAACGTAATCGGCAACAGCGCCATTATGGAGCGGGCCAGGTCGCGCGAGAGCAGTAACGTGACAGACTTCGTTGAAGTCATTCGGTCGCACGGAGCCGTTGACCATTCGCATCGCTCGACCCTCAAACTGGAAAATTCCGACGACATCGTTCCTCCTGAACCCCTCGATGGTGCGTTCGTCCTCAAGCGGGATCTCGTAGAGGAACGACGCTGGCTTGTCAATCATCTTGCACATCAGGACGAGCGCATCGAGCGCGGAGATACCGAGCAGATCGATCTTGAGGACGCCCAGGTACTCTGCGTCGTACTTGTCGATAGCGACGACCTGGATCATTCTCTTCCGAACCTCGCGCTCCAAGATCGCCGTCACGTCGGTGATCGGCTCGTTCGAGATGGCGACTCCGGCCGCGTGGACACCGAAGCCGCGAACGTTACCTTCCAGCGCAGTCGCGTCCATGATCTGCGGATAGCGGTTGACTACGTCCGCGGCCTGCTCGAATTGCTCGATGGTGTCCTCGATAGTCGCGCTCGCGCGCAGGTCGCCGGACGACCGCTCTAGCAGAACTCCCTTGATTGTCTCGACCTCGTACTTGGGGATGCGGTGGACGCGGGCTACGTCGTCGAGCGCGAGCTTCGACTTGAAGACCTGGAACGTCCCGATCTGGTTGACCTGTTCTCGGCCGTACTTTGAAACCAGATAGTCAATGATCTCGCCACGCCGAACGGATTCAAAGTCAAGGTCGATATCCGGCAAGTCCATCCGGGTAATGTCGATGAACCTCTCGAACACGAGATGGGGGAACCGCATCGGGTTGACCTCCGTGATACGCAGAAGCCAGCAGACAAGGCTAGCCGCCGCCGACCCACGCGCAGGCCCAACTCCAATCCCCGCGTTCTTCGCAAACTTAACGAGGTCGGATACGATGAGGAAGTAATCGACAAAATCCTTCTCCTCGATGATCGACATTTCGTACCGCAGTCGCTTGGCGTAACTCTTCCGCTCGGCGTACGAGAGACGGTCGCATCCTCGGAAGGCCCATCCTTCCTTGATCCAGGCGCGGAACGTCTCCGCGCCGGACATCCCGCGCGTAGGGAAGCGTACCATCGGGAGGCGCGGTAGCTCGACCGTACAATCCTGCGACAGTTCCTCGGTCATCAGGATGGCGTTGATCGCCTCCTGCCGAGTCAGGCCGGTCTCGGTTAGTCGCTTCAGGATGGCTCGGTCTGTCACCGGCGGACAAAGCTCGGCAGTGTAGCCCCAGGACTTCGCCAGATCCTCGGGCGTCTTGCGCCCGCCGTTCCGGAGCGAGTGGAGTACCTTCTGCAGTTCCTTCTCCGTCGGCAACGTGTAGTGGCAATCGAGCGTCGCTACGAGCGGGATGCCAAGCTCCCGAGCAATCCTAGCAAGCTGTGGGTTGGCCTTCCGGGTATCGGCAAGCTCAGGAAAGGCTTGAATCTCGATGAAATAGTTATCGTGAAGCGCCCGCTTGAATCGTTGCGCAACGGATAGAGCACGCCGATAACCCGCATCCCGAGGATGTATGCCCTTGCCTCCCAGCAGCGATGTGAAAAGGAGTCCTGACTGACAGCCCGATAAGACCACGAGATCCTTTTGATGGGCGGTAAGCATAGACCCGTCAACGGTTGCTTCATAGTAGAAGCCCTCCATATACGAGCGGGTTACGAGTTGGAGGATGTTCTGGTATCCGGCCGCGCTGCGCGCGAGGATCGTGAGGTGATTCTTCAGCTGCTGCCGACGGTCGGGGTCGATCTCGCCGGTGTACAACTCGATCCCGAAGATCGGCTTGATCCCTTCCTCGCGCGCAGCCTGCTCGAACTTCACATGGGACATTACGTTCCCATGCTCGGTTAGCGCGAGGGCGCTGCCTCGGAGTTCTCCAATTCTTCGACAATGTGCGTCAGGCAGCTGAAAGCCGTCGAGGAAGGAATAGGTGGAGTGGTGATGGAGTGAAACGAATCGCATTGGTCGCACCACACGATTATTTCGATCTGTACCTTTCTCCTTCCGAACAAGTGCCGGAGTTTCCGCATGCGCGCACTCCTTCCTGCCGAAAGCGGAGAGCTTGGCGTGATCGGGTGACTCTCCGCGCTGTACCTTCTTCCCGAAGGCGGATAGCTTGGCTCGGTCGGGGTTCTCGCCGCGCTGAATCATCCTCTATGTCCCCGCCGGATCTGCTTGATCAGAAAATTGGCGTAGTTGATGACGTCGAGACAGTCTTCGATGATCACTCGGTCGTAGGCTGCTTGAGGCTGCTCGGGGCCGACGACGGTCGGGTACACTCTCTCGCGTCCTTGGTACGCTGCCTTGATCCGCATTACTCGTTCCTCTAGCTCGCGGATCTTGTCCGAGGGCGGCCACTCTAGCCACATCTGCCCTCGAACCTTGCTCTTGTCGAGGAAGATTTTGTTTGCGGCGACGAGGACTGCGAGGTGCTCGTCTCCGTAGTCAGTCCTTGCCGTGCTTGCGGTACCACTGCTCTGTGAGGAACTCGACATCCGCGATGATCTCCCCTATTTCGAAGCGGTCATTGTGGGCGGTGTTGTACGGATTCGCAATCAGGATCGCTACCTCGCGTCCGAATACGGCGTCAGCTGCCTCGCACATATCTGGTAAATCGTCTATGACGGCAGCGACCCGATCCGCGTTGACGCGCCGAACTAGCTGCTCGTACTTGTCCTCGTCGAACAACATCCCCTCGTACTCAATATCGTGTATATCGCACCACCAGACGGTATCCGGGACTATGTTGTCGAGCGAGAGGTAGGGGCGCGTCGTCGTGATCCAAAGCTCGGCTCCCTGCTTCTTGATCTCGTAGCAGAGGTTCCAGGCGTAGTCGTACGCAGGCATCGTTCGCTTCATTCCGCCCTGCCGGTAGGCGAGCTTGACGTCGTGCCAGTCCTTGTCTGTCTTCCCGGTCATCGCCGTCCACCAAGTACGGAAGGGCGAGTCTCCGACGTAGCCGGTCGGAGCCTCCATATCGAAGTAGTTTGCGGAGAACTCCAGGAAATGCCCGTGGTAGTCTCCGAGCGTGCCGTCGATATCGACCGCGATGATCGGCTTCACGATACGGCTACAGACTGAGCAGTGCATCCTGAACCTCTTTGTAGCTGTGGTGGGTGAAGGCGTTCTTGCTCCACTTCCCGAACCGGCCCAGGCGGACGATGCCCGGGTAGCAGTCGCAATCGGTGCCGAGCGGCTTGACTCCTCCGGATACCTCCAGTCCTTCGACGGCCCGCTGCGCCTCAAGGTAGCGCGGGGCGTGCTTGACCGAGAACTCATAGCTGTGGTAGCCGTTGATGACTGAGTATCGGTACCAAGATGGGATTGTAAGTGGCTCATGTTCGAGGCCGTTGTAGACCATCAGGTCATTCAGCTTCTGCTTCGCTCGCCCGTGTAGAACCCAAATCGGCACGTCCTCGAACGAGTGCTGCCAGTTCTCGCAGAGCATCCGGATAGGGACAGTCGAGAACACTTTGCCATAGTCGTCGGTGATCTCGTGGACGAGGCGCGGGTAGATGTCCGTGTCGATGATCCTACTACCGTACTTCGCCCAAAGCTTCCGGTACATCTTTCCCATATCCCATCCGGACGTGAGTCCGTCCTCGAACTTGTCCCAAGAGACCGGCGCGTTGCGGTCGCCGTAGACGTTGCGCGCGTAGCCCTCGCGCGTACCAATCTTGTTGACGAGGATCGATAGCTCGGGCTCGTCGGGACAAAGGCCGGGGATCGGCTCGTGAAGGTACATCGCGCCGAACATCTTGCTCGACCGGCGACGCGAGTAGATCGTGACCGTATGGCCTAGCTGCTCGGCCGCATAGGCGGCGATAAGACCCGCGGGGCCGCATCCCAAGACCGCGACTCGCATCAGTAATCCACTCTCATCCCGAGGCCGGTGATCTTCACATCCCTCTGCTCGTTGTCTCTCATGATGATGAAGGTAAGCTCTTGGAGAGTACCGTCTCCAAGATTTCCCACGATATCCCTAACCCCCATGATAGTCCACCCGATGAGGTGCAGATTTCGGTCGGTACTGCGGAGAACGGACTGCTCGATCCCTTGGGCTCCGCCCCCGATAAGAAGCTGCTCGTGTTCTCCCTCGCGCTCAAAGCGGACTCGCTCTGGCGCGTCTTCAGGGCGAGTAGCCGGTGTGTACTCTTCATCGTTCTCCATTTATCCCCCTAAGCGATCCGTCGAGAATACGCAGCAAATCGAGGAGGACTGGCTCGACTACATGATCGGCCCCCTCCTTGCGCAGCATCTTCCAGGCGTAGAACGAGTTGATGGTCGAGTTGGCTTCACCTCGCTCCATGTTCATGATCTCCTCAAGATCCTGCCGTCGCAGCCGAGGCGTCGTGCGAAAGAGCATAGCGAGCATAGGTCTCGTCTTGAGATACGACTCAGCAGCGTCTACGTTGCTACGGGCGAGGTTAGCGTCCGCAATGCGCGCCGCCGATCTCTGCGCATACCCGAACGCGGGCATCCCGTAGATCAGATCCATGAAAGCTACCGCGTCCTCGACGTGATCCTCTGTGATGATGATTTTCTCGCATTCGGCATCGGTCGAGAACGTCCGAGCCGCGATAGCTGCCGAGAGCCGCGCCAGCTTGATGCGGACATTCGCAGCTTGTACGAGGGGCGGATCTTCGACGTATCTCGTTCCCATGTCGATAGCGAGCCGGTAGATCATCTCTTCAGCGGCCTCTGTCCAGAAGATCTGATCCGGCTGCCTAGTCCAGACCCACATCAGCAGAGTATGACAGGCTTCGCTCGTGTAGTGAAGCTCGCCCGAGAGAGAGCGCTGGTTGATGGCCTCTGCGGACACGTCGAACTTCGACACGGCCATAGCGAGGTCGAAGCGCGCGATGTCCTCCGGGTTGCCTATCAGCTGTGGGAGCGCATCGACCCCGAACGCGAACTGATCCATCCCGCCCTGACGCGGGTTCCCCATCCAGACGAGGCGCGTCCTGGCGAACGTTACCTCCTGCTGGATCTTGGTTAGTCGGGCCATACCGGACGCCCGCACATCGGACATCTTTGCGATCTCTTCTGGCTGGAGTCCAGAAAGTTCATCAATGACGACGAGGCGGCGGTCATTGATAGGTATGACACCCCAAGTAACTGCCCAATCTCTTCCACCAATCTGTTGTAATCCACCCACCAATCCAGCAAGGGTGGCCGCCTCTCCTCCAACAATTTCTCCGGCTCCAAAATGTCTAACGAGTCTTTCAGCCGTCTCAGACTTGCCAGTGCGAGTATCGCCGACGACCAAAGATTCAAGCCAGCCTCTGTGGACAAACTGACCTCCGAACTTGAAAGAGAGGGGCGAGTGGAAGGTAAGGTCGATGATCGCGTGCATCTCGGGGCGTCCGATGATCCGGGTGACGTGCGCAGCTAGCTCGCGCTCTATCTCTCCAATCTTCTGGAGCGGACTCTGGTACTCGCGCGGACGGAACCGGCGCATAAGCTCTTGCGCCTCGGGCGTCATCTCGAAGTGATCGACGTTCGTCTGCTGGCGCTCGATCTCCCAGGCGAGGAACTCGTTGCGATGCTCGCGGGGCGAGGGATAGAGAGCGCCGGTTACGACGACGGTCGTGTTGCTCATCGTATCGTGACGACCGACCGACGTGACCTTTATGTTCTTGTAGTCCTTCGCCTTGGTACCGTCGGAGTGGTCGATAGACGGGCGCGCGAATAGCTGCTCAACCGCCTGATACTCCTCCACATCGATCTCAAGCTTGTTACACTTCTGCGCCCCGTACTCCTGGCGCATCATCTCGAACACTGCCCCGGTCGTATTGTCGATCATCGCCAAGACGATGGGACTAGACGGCGGGATCTCGACTGTGGCCTCGCCGCCCGCGTCGTTCAGCGGACAAATGTTACACTTCGCGCCCGCGTCCTGCGTACAAAGAAGCTTCGCTCTGCGCGGGATGGAGTAGCCGGGATCCTTCCGGCCTTTGACCGTGACCTGGACGCGGACAGTATCGGCTACTCGGCGCGCGTCGAACGAGTCCAGGACGGTGATGATCTCGGGCTCGCCTGGACTCTCCGGAGGCGGCGTCTGCGCCAAAAGCTTCTCGAAGTCGGCGTTGTCGTGTTCGAGCCAGTAGTCGGTCAGATCCTTGCCGTGCTTCGGCTGAAGATTGTAGGGCAGGTCGATGACGCGCACGTCCGCGACCTTCCGCAGCGCTCGCGCGATCTTGCGCGCGCCGTTCGATCCTTCCCTGTCTCGATCCTGAATGACGTAGACGAGCTTGTCCTTGAACAAGCTAGCCCAACGGGGGTTCCACACGTTCGCTCCCGAGGTTCGCGTTACGGCTGCGAAGCCGTGTTGTATGGTTACGAGCGCGTCCCATTCCCCCTCGCAGAAGATGATGCGATCAGCCTTCAGTTGCGAGATAGGATAAAGCTCGGTCGTGCGCATTCCGGTGACGCTACGGATCTTTGTAGCTGCGTCGGCGTTGGGCGTGTAGCGGCGGACGTTCCAGATCTCGCCCTCGGGGCCGCGCACAGGTATCGTGTAGACGCTGCGCCGTCGATCCCATCCGATGTCGAAGTCGGCGATGGTCTTTGTTTGTATCCCCCGCCCCAGGAGGTAATCACTGATGGCTTCGTCGTCAAGAAGCGCCGCGTTCCAGCCCTTGATCTTGCCTTCGGTGATCACCTCCCGGACGGAGCCTGTTCTACCTGGCCGGTAGCCGTTCAGGTTCTTGGGAGGATCGACCCAATGCTCCTTCTGATCGATCAGGCTCTGGATACTACCGCCGCCGCATCCGGCGAAGCAGTACCATTCGCCGGTGAGAGTATTCAGAGACGCAGAACGGTTCTCGTCCTCGTGGAGCGGGCAACAAAGATCCCATTCTCCGTTTGGCTTCGGACGACCCAAGAGATAAGCTCTCAGGAGCCAGGCGTGACGGCGCTTAATCTCTGACATGACGGCGAAGTCACGCGCCGTTAGAAGGGCTGGGCCTCCTTGTCATCCTCACGCAGGGCTGCGATCATCTTCTCCTTCGTTTTGCGTCCGCTGATCTTGATCTCTGCGCCCTGCTCGTTACGGGTAGCGACTTCGTCTGTCAACTCGTCTGCCGACCACTCTTCGTAGTCGTCCGAAGGCTCTCCAGACTCGGAGCCTGCGCCGTTCATGAGAGCTTCCGAGTTGGAAGCGAGGGTCGTGATTGCCTCGATGACCTTGGGTCGCGTCTTCCGCCCGGTCGGCAGCACCTTGAGATCCTCGGCGTACGCCTTCAGATCCTCGTCACTCCAGTCTGCGTAGAACTCCGGGTCTGTGCGGAGGTCTTGGAGCAACTCGGGATCGAGGACATCGGTGGGCTCTTCCTCGGCATCCTCGGACTCTTCAGCCTCTTCCTCGTCTTCCTCGTCGCCCCCACCTTGGTCTGCGAGGATAGCCGCGATAGCCTTGATCTGCGAGAACCGTCCCTCCAGGGTGATCTCGCGCGCCTCTAGCTCTTCCTTGAGGTCGGCGGTAGACCACTCCTCCAGTTCCTCGCGCGTCAGGGGAGCCTCGTCGTCCGTCTCCGGGAGCCCTGCGCCGTCCTCGGAGACCTTGCCCGGCGGGTAGATAGAGCGCGCCCGCCCGCGGTACTCGCCGTCCAGGCCGGACTCGGCCGTCACCTTGACCTTGACCGGCTTCCCGACCGCTTTGGCCGTATCGATCTCGCCCTTGTCCTTGAGCCCGAGCGCGTCTATCAACTCGCGCAGCTTCCAGCCGTGGGCGGTCTCGTTGTAGTTGGGATCGTCGGGCGTCTTGATGTACGTCCAGAGATTCGCGTACTCGGCTCCGACGCTGAGAACGATCTCCAGATCTCGAATGGCCGTGCCGTCGGCCTTCTCCGTGCGCGGGGTCATCGCCTGAATGGTGCCTTCGTAGAGCCCCGGTGGCGGCTGTTCTCCTCCACCCCCGGTAGGAACGTTAGAAACGTCATACTTGACCTTTGCCACTTACTGCTCCCTCCTTCTCCTGCGTCTAGTCGTTTGACCCCTTCCCATCTCCTCCATCATCCCGGGCAGCGTCGGGTTGATGAGTTCCCCGTTTGAAAAGACCGGGCTGCCGTCCGGCCGTTTGATCTGGTTCTTGGCATAGTAGTGTTCGTCGGCGTTCACGTGTAGCACCCGCATCTGGCGCGTTTTGCCCCGGTGATCGCGCGTACGGATATCGCCGTACGCGACGAGATTCATCATGCCGCAGATCTTCGCGGGCATCATCTTCCCCTGAACCCAGGGCCACATACAGGACGGCGTAACCCCGTTGTCCATGGGATCCCAGTAGAAGGCGTGGGCCGTGATGCCGAGGTTAACGGTACCCGCGCCTACGGTATGGCGAACCCACTGCGCCAAACGCCACATATTCACGCGGTACTCGCCGCGGTCGGGGCCGAACTGTTCTCGATCCTTGCGCGCGAGCGACCCGCGCGGGCCTTTCCGATCCAAGACTCCCTCGTACACGTCGTCGAGGCCGACATCTTGGAGCAGGGAGATCGAGTCGAGCCAGACCCAGTCCCAGTTGTGGCCATCGTGCTGTACGAACTCCAGCGCCTCGAAGATCTCCTCCCAGGTACGGACGACCATCTCTTGGACGCCGCTGCCGATGATCGGATCGACGTGATCGACGGGCGGGCGGATGATGAGCGTCTTGTACTTCTCTCCGCCCGTGCCGATGAAGGTAGTTTTTCCCCAGCCGATATCTGCGTACAGCAGCATCGATAGCTTCGCGCTCGCGCCTACGGGACGAATCTCCGGCATTATCTCGTCTCGTCCGTGTAGACTTGATGCTCGGCGTAGGGATCCCAACCTCTGGCTACGAGCCCACGCATTTCATCCCAATCCTTTCCTATCTCGTGTAGCTCGCAGAAGTCGAAGCACCAGCATCCTGGGCACGTGAACTGTCCTTGGTTCTTGTACGCTCCCTCGGGCGGCGCAGCGATACCTTCGAGGCGCTCGCTGTTGCGCACTGCCTCCATATCGAAGAACTCGGAGATGGCCTGGTATCTCGCGCGCTCGCGCTCGTTCCAGTCGCGGAAGATCGGCGTGCGCGAGAAGTAGGGAGCGGGCTGTCTCTTGGACACGGAGCCATCCCGGTTGAGCGCGAATCCACCCTCGTCTTTCGGGCGGTCGTCCGGGAACGCCTTACGCAGATGGTTGTAGATCATTCCAGCTGGACGCTTGTCGGGCGCGAGTAGCTCGTTCTCGTAGATCCAATCGAGCCCCCACGTCCAATAACTGGTAGCTTGCAAATCCAAGCTTAAGTATTGGACTGAAATCGTCTTGGCTGACTTGTGATCTACTACATGGATGCGCTTCGTTAGGCGGTCGAGGACGATCAAGTCCATCACCCCGACCGCCCAAAACAACGGTTTACGGGTAGCCGGGTGGTGTACTAGCTGGCGGAAGGGTTGTTCCGTCACTAGCACTTCCCACTGGTTGTCCGAGCCCCAGTGCTCGACGTAGCTTGTCAACATAGCGACGCCAAGCTCGCCTGCCTCGGCCCATACCTCGTCCTCCTCCAAATCGTGAACGCGAAAGCCGAACTCGCCCTGCGCCTTGATCTCCGCGTTGTAGTATTTGGTAAAGCTCTTCGCCGGATGTGGCCCCCGCTTTACGCCTTTGACGTAGTAGTCCGCGAGGGCCATGTGGATGAGCGAGCCGAAGCGAAGAGGTGGGACAGCCGTCTTCGGTTTGAGTTGCTCTTCGAACTCGTGCCACCACTTCCAGCGACATCTCTTGAACGTTCCGCGCTCGGACGTTCGCAAGAGGGGGAGACCGCCGACCACGGGTGAGACATCGAGCGGGGAGGGAGCAACCTCGACTCTCGATGGCCCCGGCGGTCTCCCGCTCTCGCGCGTACCAGCGCGGCGCGTGCGACGGACGATTTGTTTCTGACTCAATGCTCCCTCCTGATGTACGCTCTCCCCCGCCAAATCCCCCGCCTCCCTCGGTCGCGCCCGAGATCAACAGCGGGGGATCCGACGAGCGTCCGAGTACCCTACCGGATTCTAGCGCCGAAGTCTACCCCCGATTTCCGGGGATTTTAGAGACCCTCTGCTTTTCGAAGCTTTGTTTCACGCGCGTCGAGGTCAAGAAGCTTCTTCGTCATTCGTTGGTGTCGCATGTATTCGTACTGCCATTCTGGAATGTCTGCTTCTTCGACTCCGGCCCTGATACAGATCTCACTGAGGACGATTTGTGTCTCAGTGACACCAATACCAAGACGCCGCCCACGCAACCATTGCGTCCTGAGTGCGTCCCTGTTATTGCGCGTGAACATAAGGCGATCCATTGTTCCAAGACAAACCAGGAAGTATCCTTGGAGATCTAGGTCTGCTCTCTTCCGCGCGACCGTACGCGGGCCATAGGCAAACTTGTGGCGATCCGCGTCGATGTTCGGGTCGAGGTCGAGGAACCTCATGGCCTCGTCCATCGAAAACTCTTTCTCCTTGCCGAAGTGCTTGAATAGCTTGATATGATCTTCCATGCCGCAGTCCTTTCGAGGCCGGGTTTACGCTAGGCGTATATAGGGCTAGCGTAAACCGAACGTTAGTTCTGGCGCTTTCGCTTCTTGTTAGCCATCACAGCGTGGCTGCGTTTACAAAACCTTTGATCTGAACGTCCCTTTACATACCACCTCCCGCAATGCTCACATTTCGCTCGTCGCTTCTCGGGTAGGAGCGCGGGAATATCGCGCTGGAGATCTAGGTCGTGCTGGATGTGATGGATGATCCAATCGGCGTTCGCCTTGTGCTGTTCAAGCCAGTCGATCACATCTTGATACGTGAACGTGGCTCGCGTATCGTTAGCCTCAGCTTTAGCTAATTCTTTGAAAGCCTTGGCGTAAAGGCCATCGTCCGCCTCTTTCATCGCTCCGTGCACGATGATGTAGACCGAGTTCGGAGACGGATTCGACCACAAGGTTTTGTGTTCAATGATTACTTCTTTGGGCTGCGAGTCATCGCTCGTAGCCTTGCGGACAGGCATCTCCTTTCTACTCCCTCCTACGCTCGGACGGGCCGAGATCCGGCGACTCTACCTGAATACAAAAGAAAAGTAAAGGAATCCCTTTGCAGCGGCTCGTTAGCCCTAGGAATCCCGTCCGCGTCGCGCCCGGGCGCGCGTATAGGCGCGCGCAATACTGCGGGCGTATACGCGCGCTACAAAACGCGCGCTATAAGGCACGCGAGGGCTCTCCGCTAGGGCTCGGAGCGACCGACTCTCGGAACATCGGGATCCGATCAACTTTTCTCGCGGATAGCGACTAGCCTCGCGCGTGCCTTATAGAACGTATTCAAACGCGCGCTACATACGCGCGCTATATACGCGCGCTATATACGCGCGTAAATAAGGTGCCCCCTCATTCTTCCAGCTGCCATCGAGTGGCAGCCTTGCGCTCAGCGGGGGTCTGCGGAGGGCTCGGCGCTGTCGGTGGCTTCGGGTCTCCCTTCAGCTTTCGCAGCGCGTTGCTCACCCCGCAGAACCCGCCAAACACGAGAGCGATACAACCTAGTACCTGGATCATTGTGCCGCCTTCCTCATCTGGCGTCGAAGGTCGAGCACGTTCCGGTTCACGTCGAACTTGTCGTCGTTCACCTTCTTGATATATTCCTCGACCGTTCCACGCGACCGATACACCAGCGCAGTTACCTGCTTCGTGCTGGACGCATCGACCGCGCGATCCGTGACCTGGATCTGATCATCCGGATTCCAAGTCTCGTCGAGGACGTGGACATCTGACGCCCGACTCAAAGTGATCCCCACCCCGGCCGCAGCCGTGACGAGGATCGCAACCCGAACCTTGCCGCCCTGGAAGTCGGCCATGATCCGGTTTCGCTCTTTCTGCGTGACCTTCCCCGAGATGATCTCTGTGTTTATGCCGTAACGTCGTAGGTAGTTGTAGATCATCTCGGCGGTCTCGCGGAACTGGCTAGCGATGATGGCTTGGTCGTCGCCGTCGGGGTCGTCCGGATCGATGCCCCGCTCTGCCAGGTTCTCTAGCAGAGCCGGGATCTTGCCGGACTCCTCGGTGGCCTTGACCTTCAGTTCCATGTGACCCGTCTCTTCATCTAGGCTCAGAGCCTCGATCTTGCACATGTGGTTGGCGAACTGCTTCAACCGTGTGTACTCAGCGAGGATCGAAGTGGCGGAGAGATGGTACTCATCGATGCGGATCTCAGCCATCTCATGGAACTCGTAGTACTGCCTGGATTGCTTCTCTGTCATCGGACACCAGACATCGACCCAGAGCGTCTCGGGCAACTGCGGCAAGACTTCAGTCCGCAGCCGTCGGATAGCATGGGGAGCGAGAGACTCGTAGAACGCATCCTCGCGCCCCGGGATGACCTTGCCGATCACCTTGTGATTACCCCAGACGTTATCAATCACCAGCCACTGAGCCGCCCACCTCCACTTCGAGGTGTACTTCTGCGGCTCAAGCCAGTGAAGAGCGCCCCAGAGCTTAACCGGCTTGCCTCCCATCGGAGTGCCGCTCAAGGCAAACTTACGCTTCGCCTTGACCTTACTCGCCTCCTTGGGAAAGCGGTTCTTGACCTCTGGTAGGCCGGTCTTGTGGAACTCATCGATAGTGAACGAGTTCCATTCCTTCACCTTCGGGAAGTTCCCGCGTCGGATCATGTCCGCCGTCGTAACGAACCAAAACGGCTTATCGTGTTCACGACACTCCTCGATCTGATCTTCGGCAGCAATCTTCTCTGCTTGGCTCAGATCTCCGGAGAATGTCACGACCGTATGATTAGTCCATCGCTCGATCTCCATGCGCCAAACGCTGTCGAGTGTAGACTTCGGCGCGACGACGAGGTGCGGCCCGTTCTCCAAGTCAGCCTCGAAGATCGCGCCAATCACTTCAGTCGTTTTGCCGAGCCTCGGCTCCAACAAGTTCAGGCAGTTGGTCGTAGCCATGAACATCACGTCGGCCCGCTGGTAGGGACGGAACCACTTGGCGAGCTTCGGGAGCTTCTTCGCAAGCTTCATCCCTTTCAGCGAAGCGTCGTCCGCTGTAGAGAGAGACTTGAGGGTGTTCTCCTTCCGCACTGCCGTCCGACCCCATTCGGTCAGTGCCGCCCCGAGTTGGAGATCGTTGCCGAACTCCTCTCGAAGACGACGCATGACGACGAGGTCGAGCGGCAGCGTCCATAGTGGCCCACCGTTGTCCTTGTTAACGAAGCGAGCACCGAGGGGCTTGAGGCGGTTCATTGCTGCGACCGCCTCAGGCGTGTAGTGGAAGTGAACCGCACAGCGGTCGCCTCCCTCAGTGAGTTCAGCAAACGCCTTCATTTCCTTGATCCCCGTTTCCTGCCTCGATAGACAGCGTAGACAATGCAGCCGCGCGCAGCGAACTGCCAGACGTGATCCGGCTCAGGAATATGTACCTGCCGTTGGGTGAGGTTGCTCTGGATCTTGTTCGCTTCCCGCGGATTCTTCGCGGTGTGCACCAAGGCCCAGACACCGGGTCTTTCTAGAAGTGGTAAGAGGCGATTCGCCCAAGGCTTTCTGAAGATCCTGGGCGGTATGGTTTCGCCTACGAACTCCACCTCCTGGTTTAGTGACATAGTACCCTCCTTTGTTACGGCATGGAGCGGGAAGGGATCGAACCTTCCTGGCATATGGATAGTGTCAGATCCACGCCATCACCAGCCGCTCCTTGTTGGGGGCGTAGGCGGAGGGTACCAGTCTCATACCTACGCCCCCTCATTGCGGGCTGCGCGTCCGGCTAAGAACTGCGCCCGCAAGCTTTCTACTTCTCGATGCTCCTCGGTAGTCTACCGGAGCGCGAGCAGTAGGGACATGTTCGTCCATAGATCACGGTCTTTTGCCCGGTACGCTTATTGACGAGACGGCGCGGTCGCAGCCACTCCTTGCGGGCTACGATGAACGGCCGTCCTGCTAGCTTACCGGGACAATCCTCTCGGCTGCACATTACGATGACGAACTCGGGGTATTCCGGGCTTGTCGTCGCCTGGTACTCTGGCAGCTTTGAATGAAAGCTATCAGTCACTCGGCACCCTCCTCTGGATGAATTCCGAGCCACCCGCCGTTACGCGGGCGACTCGCAACTCAGCTTCTTACTCGGCCAGGATCCTCGAACCGGATACTAGCAGCGGTCACGGTTCGCATCCCGCCCGGGTCAGTGATGACCTGGATGAGAGTCTTCTTACGATCCAACATGTGACCGTCTTTCTCGTACACTCCCGCCGGTAGCAACCTCGGCTTCTTGCCAATTAGAAGCAGAGGGCCGATAGAGAACGGGGTGTAGCCCGGTTGATCGATGATGAGCCAGATCCGGTGACCAGGAGCGAGAAATTGATCTACCTCCTCCTGGTCACCAGATCGCGCGGCTCTGACGACCGCCGCTAGGAAGGGTTGCCCGACCTAGCCCGGACTCGCTCGGCGCGCGTGCGCGAGCGCCGCTGACCGCCGCTGACCTTGGAGGCCGCGCCGGTCTTCTTCACGGAAGCGCGCTTGCCAGACGCGCCGCTCGTCTTCGCACTCGAACCGCTCTTGGCCCGAGGGCCAGCGCCGTTCCGCCGCATCTCGGGAGGGATGACCTCCCTGACGTGGGCGACGGTCGTGCCAGTGCGTGCTGCGACCAGTTCGAAGCGGTCGCCGCCAGCGTAGAGCTTCTTGATCGAAGCTTCGGTGCCCGGAGCAGTCTCGTACCATCCTGCCGAAACCAGCGCGCGGCAGTACGCCGCGATGGGAACGGCACTCAGCGGAACGCCAAGAGACTTGGCGACAGCCGACTGGCCGAGCTTCTCCTTCTTCACCGCGGCAACGATCTCTGCCTCGGTGACACCGTTGGCCGACGCGCGCTTGGCGACGCGCGCCGCGCCCGCAGTCTTGCGGGCTCGTGGCATTGCTCCCTCCTAACGGATGGGGTTACTCGGTACAGCAGTAGTATACTGTACCGGCAACACGGCGTCTACCCCGTTTCCCGGGATAAACGAGAGGTGGTTGGCCTCCGGGCAAGGCCGCTTCCGGCCCGCCCGCAGGTCAACGGACTCGATAAGCCCCGTATCTCGGCTTGATCTCGCTGTTGAGGTACTGCCCGCTGCTCGTGGCGTGAGCAGCGGCGACCGCCTTCTGGCGGCTGACGCCGAAGTAGACGTAGATGCTTCCGTCCCGGAAGCAGACGAACATGAGCGGCTGCTGTCCGGTCTTCGGCCATCCGATCCAGTTGATGTTCGTAGATCCGATCAGACGAGCGTTGACGGGCACAGGCCCAACCTTCGTCTGAACCTTGAACTCAACGTAGTCTCCGTGGCTGCCGTTATGCATCAGAGGCATTCATTCATCTCCTCGGCAGGACTAGTCGTCTCGTGACACGAGCGTCACCTCGAAGCGCAGCCCGAGCAGCCAAGCCCAGTAGTCCAGCTGTCCCTGCTGCGCTCCCGCCGCTCCGTTCAAGACCTGGTTCACATGCTTCAGCGAGAGGCCCGCTTGACGGGCTAGCTCGGCCTGCGAGATTCCCTGCTGGTCGAGCGCCTCGCGGAGCAGCTGCGCCATGTGCATCTGCGTGGTGCTCACCAACTGCTTCCGCATTCACTCGTCTCCTCGGCATACTGGTCCAATTCCTAGCGACCGGCTGTACTCGTCGGTGAGAGTCCGGCCGCAGACGTAGCAGCGGCCGATCTCGCGGCCAAAGCGCGGCCCCGCATCGGGGTCGGCCTTGATCGCCTTCAGGATCCGCACCCGCTCCGTGTGGTTCTTGATCGGGTAGCGGGTGTCGGAGGCCCAGACATCCACGAACGTCACGTGCCGCCCGGTCTTGACCGAGTAGAACATGAGAGTCCCGTCTTCCTTCTCGACCGCATAGCGGCCGTCGGGCACGTCCGGGAGATCTGAGCCCCGAGGCTTCCAGTCGAGCTTCTTGAGCTTCTCGATCACCTCACCCATCCGGGTGAGGCTGAGTTGCGAGGGGAAGGTGTCGAAGTCCGCTTTGGCGAGCCAGTCGCGTTGCTCCTGGGTCAGCGAACTGAGATCCTTCCTCTCCCGCAGCGTCCTCAAGTAGCTGAGCTGGGGCTCGGTGGCGGTCGGGCCGTTGTTCCGGAACTCAGCCGGAACGTCGGTTCTCTTGACCATGGTACCCTCCTTTGTTGGAGCAGGATTACTCCGGGCTAGGCCATTGCTGGCCCGCCCGCAGTATTACTGCTTCGCTGTTACATAGGCGAGAGCCTCATAAGAGGCAATCGACCAGTCCTCGCCGTCGTCTTCCAACGACGAGACGATGGCATACCACCGACCCTTGAAGCCGACGGCATCGTTGAGGTCGCGTTGAGTCCAGGCGTGTTCACCTACCGGATCCCACGACTCAGCAAGCGAGTCGTGTGTCCAGAGAACCTGAACCCTTCTCGTGATGCCCTTGTTGATCTCCATATCCCGGAGGTAGAGAACATCTCCGGGCTCGGGCTTCGGCAGGGTATCGCCGGGCATGAACGGGTTCTTGGTATCATCCTCGAACATCGGTATGCTCCGGAAGCCCGTCGAACAGGTCGGGATCTACGTCGATGAATACAGCTGCCGGCTCCATCGTGCCCTTTTGCTTACAGAGGATCTCACAGCGGAACTCTTCCCCATCGTTGTGTGGGAAGGCCCATCGGATGAGATGGATTCCAACCGGGTCGAGAGTCTTCATGAACTCGGGGGTAAGCGAGCGGTTGTAGCTCCGCTTTACCGCGAGTCTGTTGGCCTCGACCAGCAGTTCGGTCGTGATGACCTTCATGATGCTTCCTGGATGAGCTTCTGAAGCCGATCTTGTAGCTTCTTCGTCTCTTCGATGAGCATCTCGAAGTGCTCCTTGAGCCACGCGATCTCCTGCGGGGTCATCTCGTCTAACCGCTCCGGATGCTCCACGAGATCCTTGAGGGTCGCGGTCATCTCCGCGATGGCCTCTTTCGCTCGCTGGATCTCTTCGTGAGTAGCCATCAGTCTCTCCCGAAGCCGAGCGGAAGATCCATTCCTTCCGCCATCTCGACCGCGTTGACGACCTCGCCCCAACTCTCCAGGGGCGAGTCCAAGTAGGACTCGATGTCCAACTCGATGACCTCCGTGAGCTTCTCGCCGGTGGCTCCAGCCTGGCCGCCCTCGTTGAGGTTGTCGTACCACTCTTCGTATTCGTACTGGAGATCGCGCAGATGCGCGAGTCCATTGCTGAGGTCGGCTTCCAACTGCTGGATAGCCTCCATCGCGGCCTGACATTCAGCCACGGCTTCGGCCCAGCGTGAAGATCTGCTCTTCTGCTTTGCCATCTGGTACCCTCCTTTCGGTAACGGACATTAGCGTCCAGACCGGGCCGCATCACTGGCCCGACCTGCGCGCTACCGTCAGTTCTTGATACGGTAGAGTCGTGTGTTCCCGCGCTTGGCGACGACTTCGATCATTCCCTCGTCTTCCAGGAAGTTCAGCGAGTTGAGCACGTAGCTCCTGCTGTACTTATGCTCGAAGTGAGTGTTGACCGACTTCGTAACCTGCCCCGAGTCCATCGGCTTCGACGCTGCCGCTAGCACTTCGAGGCAAGCGTCGTCGAGCTTCGGATTGTGAGGCTCGTTGCGAGCGTTCATCGGCAAGCCCGGCTTGCCCGACTTACGCGGCTTGCTGTTAGACCGGCTCAAGTAGCCGTCGATCTTCGCAAGCGTCGTGTCGATCTCCTTGAGGCGAGCCGTCAATACAGCCCGCTCTTCGCGTAGCTGCTCACGACCCTTACGGAATTGATCTTCGAATTCCGCGATCTTCGCCTCGATGTCGAGATCGCTCATAGGTACCCTCCTTTCGTTGGTTGTGCGGTGTACCAGACCGCCCCGCGTTACTGGGGCGACCTGCTACATCTCACTTCCCAAGGCTCTTCGTGCTTCCGAGCCCCTTGCCGGGGTTCACCGAGATGTTGGCCTGATTGCCAGCCCTCTGCCCACCGCTGAACGCGGCGGAGTCGAACCGACGAGTGTCGGTCGAGAGAGCGCGCGACCGCCTGTTGGTCGGCTGGCCGAACATCTCATCCATGAACTCCGCGTTCCGCTTCCGCTGATCGACCAGGACAAGCTCCATCCCGGTACCGACAGCGGTTTCGGTGTGCTGCCGCATCTCGGCGAGACGACCGCCAACCCGCGATGCGAACCCATAGGCGAAGTTCCGCCTGTAGGTCTTGAAGTGGGCGTAGTTCTGCTCAATGCCCATCTTCTTGCAGTAGCTCCGGTAGGCCCGCGTCATCTTGTCCGCCGCGGGCTTACCGGCCGGCATGTCGGTGTCGTAGCCAGCCGCCTGCATCACCTTGGCGACTTCGAGCCAGCCCCATCCCGCCTCGCGGAACATCCGCAGGTTCTCGTGATAGGACTTGCTCTTGTCCACCCTCGGATGCGTCGCTTCGATCAGCTGCGTCATGAGAGACGTGAACAGCAGGGTCAGGTAGCCGAGATCAGCTTCCGTTCCGATGACCGGAACGACGTAGCCCTTGTACTCCTGCTTCTCGCCGCTGAAGTGCTGCTTGTGGTAGACGATGGAGCAGTTCGTGTGCCGGGCCACATCGACGAACAGCGACCAAAGAGAGTCGCAGATCTCAGGGAACGGGCCGTTGCTGAACGCCCAATCGTAGTCGAAGTCGCGGATGACCGGCTGACGCTGGTCAACGCGCTTACCCGTCTGGGCAAGCTCCCACAACTCGATCTGGTAGCGAGCCATCAGCTCATCGGCCTTCTCCATGAAGACCTGTCGTTCGCCTTCGAACTCGGTCTGCTCGGCCTTGGCCAGCAGTCCGGAGATCTTCCGAAGAAGATCATCCTTCTGGTGTGAAGACACTGATACCCCTCCTTTGGGTATGGGCACATACCTACTGTATGCACTCCCGCCTCTCCCCAATCGGAGAGGCGGCAGGGCACTAGCGCAGTTCCTCAAACGGAGGCTCTGCTTTTCCGTTCCCTTGCTTACCTTCGATGTCGTTCAGCCGCTTCTGTAAGAAGAGGATGGCTGAACGAGCATCTTCCAGCGTACCAAGTATCGGTTCGGCTTGCTTCCAGGCGTAGTTCTCATCTACGCTGGCCATACATTGCTCGCCAATATACTTGATGGCCTTATCGATCATGTCGAGGTCGCTTTGTACTGAGGGGCTTATCGGCCCCACATCCCAGTACGGATCGTCCTCGTGTTCAGTCATGCCTCTTCCACATCCGAGACATCCCAGCCGCTGTCGCTGACGTTGCTTGCGTCATTGACATCGACACCGAACTCGAAGGCGTGCTGACCAGTGACTAGAGCGTTCTCGACATCGAACTTGGCGGACTCTTCATCTTCAGCCCACACCTCGAACGTTGCCTGGATCGTCGTAGTCGCCGTCACTTTGAACTGCTTGTCGCTCATGACTTCGCCTTCATCAGGACATCGCTGGCGATGGACATCTCTTCCGCGAGAGTAGAACGCTCTACATCAGAGACTTCCTGATACTCGGCCTTGAGGTGGCCGATGTAGTGCTCCAACGCTCGCTTGATGACAGCGGCTTCGTTGAACGACATCTTCCAGTTCACTGTAACCATTGGTACCCTCCTTTCAGTGCTTATGGAACGCTTATGCGCTCCCGCCCCGGATCCAGCCGGGGCGGCAGAGCATCAGCTCATACGGGGAGACCCGCTTCCTTGAGGAACGTCTCGTATTGAGCGAGGACGTTCTTCTTCGTGCGATGGCGACACTCGACTCCGCAGGACGCCATGATGGCGATGGCCTGCTTCATCGGGCTTCCATGCCAGCGCGGGCCGTTCGGCCGGTCAACCTCCATCTTGAGCTTACGATGGACTTGCATCAACGCGAAGGCGTTGATCTGGTCGCGGGTGTCGAGGACGAATCCTCCTTCATGCCAACTTGGCATGCGGTACCCTCCTTTCGTTACGTGCTGTCGTCCGACAACACGAGGCCATCCCCTCGCGGGGGATGACTTCCTGCTGTCAAGCGAGGTAATACTCGACCATCGGGATGATGTAATCCCCGGCGGTATCAAGCTCCTCATCCTTGATGAGGCCGTGCGAGTACGCCGAGTCGATCACCGACATAGCGATGTCGTTCACGTTCAGATCGAGTTCGTTCTCTGCGAAGACCTTGATGGTCTCCTCGATGATTTCCTCGATCATGAGGAGATGCGCTTCCGAAGAAGCTCCTCCATGATCTTGATGACGACAACCTTCGTCGCCAGGTCGGTGTCCTTCGCCCAACCGCCGTTGTTCTCGGCTCCGTAGACCGGGCCCAAGGCGCGGAAGATGACCGTCGCCTCGTCGGTCTTGAGGATGTCCATCGCGTGCGCGTGCGACTGCAACTCCTGGAACTTGAAGTGCTCCTCGAAGTTGATGGTCGTCGAGTCGTTGAGAGACTCGACCTTGTTCTTCGGCAGCGTCTCGATGAGCGGCCGAAGCTCGTCGATGGATCTGGAGATCCTGTTCATCTGGTACCCTCCTTTAAGGGCTTAACTTGTTACCGTACTCTGGATTGAGCACGAGGAGGCCAACCGTCGCCGGTTGGCACCTCCTGCTCAGCTTTTGAGCCAGTCCCGCAGTTGCTTCGGGCCTGTGACAAACTCGGCAAAGCGTACCCGGATGACATCTCCCGGCTTGACCTCGTCGCCATGTTCGTCGTTATCAACGAACTCGAACTCGGCCAAGTCAGCGAGATGAAGAACGCCGTCGTAGTCTATCATGAGAGCGGCGTCGTTCTTCATCATCATGATGATGCCCTCGGTCTTCACCTCGACAAGCGAGACAACAACGCGCTTATTATTCATCGCCGTCATCCCATCCGTCTTCGTTGGCCATCCTGGCCCAAACGGCCTCTTTGATGGCCTGATCGGATCCGTACTTGGATCCGTCGCAATCCCCGGCCTCATGACCGCAGCAGGGGAAGTCTTCACACGCGTACATCTTACTCACATTCCTTTCGATAGAGCGTTGTCGATGAGCTGGCCGAACTTTTGCCGCGTCTTCACGCTTACGATGAATCCGAAGTCCTCAAGAGCCTCGTCCATCACGTTGAGTTCGAGACATCCGAGAACTGCGTCATCGAGGATCTGATCGCGGAAGCTGTCGGCCCGAGGATTGTTAAGCCAATCCTCGACCTCTGCCCAAGACATTTTGGTACCCTCCTTATGTAGCTTACGGTAGCCGATGCTACCGGGATGCCTCCGTGAGGAGGGCACCCGCTAGCTTCAACTATCGATCCTTTGGTCGGCCGGAATGCCGAGATCGATGCTGTAGTCGCCCGGCAACAGGCCGATGTCCTTGAGGTAGACGGCAAGGTTGATGACCGTCCGGTAGATCTCCTCGATGTTGTCCATCGCCCCTGCTTGATCGGGCTTGGTAAAGCGATGTCTCGGGCCATGCCAGAACTCCGAGACTTCCTCCGGAACATCGGCGAAAGGCGGAAGCTCATTCCACATGTTGTGGCCGACGACGCGCCACAAGACGCATTCGCGGTCATTAGTCGAGCCTTGCGGAACGTCGTAGCGCATCTCGTACTTTGTTCCGGTATCCGGGTCAGTCCAGATCTGGGACATTACTTCTTCTCCATATCGAAGAAGGCGATGACGGGAATCGCCATCACGCCGAGGCAAAGCAGGACGACCAGGACAACGAGGATCGTGTCCATGATCATTACAGTACCCTCCTTTTGGTTTTGTTTCCGTACCGATTGGTACGAAGCTCCTCCCGATTGAGGAGCTTCCTATCAACCAGCGTTGGCGTTCGTCTCGGCGGTCAAGACGTACTTCTCAAAGTACGCCCATGTCGCGCTGTTGACTTCCGTCAAGCGCTCTTCCCCGGCGACCGCAAACCATTCCGGCCCGCCATTGATGAGATCGACGACAGCCCAAGCGACCGCCCGGGCAACCGAGGCTTCGGTTGTCCGGTTCCACAACTCGTCGTAGCGGTCGGGCTGGTTGAAGTAGATCTCGTCGTGCTTGTCCCCGAGGAGATTGTAGATGTAGTCTCCGTTCCCGGCGTCATCCTGCGACCACAAGACGAGATCCCACATCTTCGGGATCGCCTCGTTCATGTACGAGTTCTTGGTCTTGTGCTCATCCGAGAACATCGGGGAGTTGTCTATGAGCTTGATGAACTCGTAGACGAGATGGAAGTTCACATCCATTTTGGTACCCTCCTTGTAGGGCTTATCGTATCCGGTTGAATACGCGGAGGGGCCAAGCTCTCCACTTGGCCCTACCGCCTGCTCAACTCAGAGCCGGAACGCCGTAGATGAGCACGGCGCGTACATTCGGCCCAAGCATCTTACACATAATGCTTGCTTCGGCCGCCATCTCGCGCGGACTCATGCTTTCGACGTTGCTTCGGGCGACAACCTTCCCGAAGAACCCGTACATCTCATCGTAGTCGATGTACTCGATCCCGACAATATCGAGGTCGTCGTTCGTCATCGGTACCCTCCTTGTTGGTGAAGCACAAGGCTCCCCCTAGTTGGGGAGCTTTCTACTTACCAACTCCGAACCGACTTGCGCTCGGTCGCGGCCTTCAACTCGTCCGACCACTTGTAGAGGTCGGAGACGTTGACGCGATCCGCCATCGGGATGAAGCCGAGCCGGACTTCCTTGAACGGCTCCTCCTTGGCAGCCGAGATAATCCGGTTGAACTCGAACATCGCGTCCTTCTTGGAGGCCGTCTCCATGACGATCTCAAAGACGCCCTTTGTCGTCTCGGCCTTAACCTCGACAATCCAAAAGCCCTTCATCGTACCCTCCTTGTTTGGCCGTAGCGTTTGACTACGAGGAGCGCGGGCTCCTTTTGGAGCCCGACCTCCTAGCCAACGCGGCTAGACCTCCTTACCATCTCCGCCGACGATGTGCGTTCGTTTCGGCTTCGCCATCGATCGTACAGGCGCGGCCTTTACGGGGCGTCGGGTTCGGGCCTCCAAGTGCTCGGCGCAAAGTCCCTTAACAAACGCCGTTTTGGCACATCTCACGCCGCCCTTAATGAAGCGGACGGAGTATTCCGTGTTGTCCGGACGGCGCTTCTTGAAGAACGCTTCCTTGCCGCCGACGATCTCTTCGCATCTCCGGACTTCCAAACGCTCGGCGGGCTTGTTCTTCCGGCCTTGTGACTTTCGTCCGAAGCCGCTCCAAAGAGCGCTCTCCCCGGGCTTGGCGCCCCGGTCGAGCGCCTTTTGGCGTCTCCGGTAGTCCCTTGTTTTATCGTCCATGGTTTCCTTTCGGCTTGATTCCGCGGGGCGTTTGTCCGCCCCGTTCGGGAGCCTTTTTTGGCTCCCTAACGGGACGGGCCATTTTCGATGGCCCGCCCCCGCCGTAAGGAGGGGGTACCATTATATATTTTTCAAACTCCGATGGAATCGTACCGCGTTCGCCTCTCGGCCACATCGTCGCCGGACTCCCGGAGCGACGGACGGTTTTACATGTCCTCCTCCTCGCTAGCGCGAGGGATCGCCTCGATGACTCGCTCGTCGTACGCGCTCTAGAGGGCCGGTAGGCGCGCGGGGCCGGATCGGGGCTACGGGCGGGCCGAAGCCCCCTCCCGAGCCCCTCCCGCGCGGGAGAGGGCCGTAGAGCGCGCCGTACGGGCGGGCCGCGGCCGGTCTCCCGGGCCGCGTCTCCGCTTACCTAACGCGCGGGCCTCCGATGTTTCGCTAGAGCTTGTCGAGGTACCCGCGCGGCTAAGATGTGCGCGACTCCCCTTCGGGCGGTTGCCCTTCGGGGAGCTACGTTCCGGGTTTTCAAGGTACGGCGACCCCGACCTCGGGAGGTCGGGTCTCCCTAACCCTAATTTTGGTTCGGTTGTTTCGCGTCCCCCTTTAGGGGGATCTTTAGGTTACTTCTTAGGACTGTTGCTAGCACGATTTTCGAGTTATACGTGTTTGTGTTGGTCGATTTATTTGCCTGATTTCCCTGTGTGAAATGGTGATGTTTATGTGTTGGGCGTTTTGTAAATGGGTTACTGTCTGTTGATTTGGTGCGGGTGGATGTTTTGGGATGCCGGATGGGGGGAAAAGCGGGCATTTTTGAGATGGAGTTTTTGTGTCGAAAATGTATTATCCCAAGCGTTTTTGGAACATAAAATCACCCGTTTTTGTAGCTTAATTTTGTATTGATTTGACATGTCCACCGCCCCGGGCGTTTCGCTCGAATTTTTGGAAATTCGCCATGTAGGCTTATGTTTGAGTTGAAAATACTTGTCGAAAGTGAGAAAAGTCTTGATTTGACTTGGCGCTTGGGCTGGGGCTTGAGCCTTTTTTGACTTGAATTTGAACATGCTTTTGCGACTGAATTTGCGACTGACTTGACATGTTTTTTGGGCTGGTTTTTGGTTCCCAAAATCAACTCAAAACACCTTGATCTTGAGCATGATCTTGAGCATGATCTTGTGTGGTGATTTGTATTGTAAAAACACACTGTTTACCAAGCTTGGATTGCTCATGCTAAACCGCATTAGTTGTACACTGCTCTGAGCAGTGACTTGATTTGTGAATTGCGCTTGTAAATGCGCCTGCGACTGCCGTGGTGTACCCAAATCATTTCACGCGAAATCACTCTAGATGTAGGCTTATAGCGTGAAATGACTTGGTGCTCGCAAGCTTGACTTATGCTTTGGAAATTTTTGAAACCCGCTTTGTAGGCTTAGCTTTGAGTTGACTTGTATCCCCCGAATGGGGGACATTCCAAAGCAAGGTCAGCCCAACGCAAGAGCAAGGGCCAAATCAACCCAAAGAGTAGGCCACCCGGCCTACCCCTAAAGGGGTAGGCTCGGAGACCTACCCCGAACGGGGTAGGCCATGGGTCTCCGCGCGGCCTACCCCGTTCGAGGGATTCGCGCCGAAGACAGGTCTAGTCCCCCGTTCGGGGGAGGCGACGGCGCGCCGCGGCGACGATAACGGGAGTAGCCCCGCGGCGAGGATCGCGGGGAATCGACCGAAAGGAGGCGGACGGTGTCCGCTATCGCTAAGGAAATCGTCTCGCTCGTTCGCGCCGCGGCGCGAAAGCTCTATCTCGCCGAAGAGGCCGCGGACGCGGACGGCTCGGGGTTCCCCTACTCGCCGGTCTCGACCGCGAAGACGCTCGCCGCGGAGTACGGCCTCCCGTTCGAGCGGATCGAGGCCTACGTCTCCCGCGTCTACTGGGCGGAAAACGGCGTCCGCGCGCCGCTCGAATTCGACTACGTCTCGAAGCGGACGGGTCTCCCGACGACGGCTAGCGTCGCTCGGGCCGTCCGGAAGGCGCGGGACGCTGCTACCCGCTCGAACGATCCGAAGGCGACGACGCTCGGACGGTGGGGGATCCTCCGCTACCGCGTCTCCGCGGGGCTCGGGATCGAGCCCTACTCCGAGGCGACGATTAAGCGGCTCTACGCCGCGGGCGGAGGCGACCTCGATTCGTCCTATCTCGGAGTCGGGACGAAAGACGGCGCGCCGAACGCGCGGATCGCGGGCGGGCTCGACGACGTAGCCGCGACGCTCGGAGACGACGGCTCGGAGGCGTAGCCCTACGCGCCTACGGGAGGCCCGCTACGGGCCTCCCGGAGCCCCGGACGGTGTTCCCCTCCGATCCGCTCTACGCCGACGCTAGCGGGCCGAGAGACGAGAGGACGACGATCCGAACGGGCCGACGAAACCCCGGAGACCTAGGCTCCGGGGTTTTTTCGTCCCGGGACTCCGCCCGCCGTCGGCTGCCCGTCTGAAATAAAATCCCATAAAACACTATCACCACCAAAACCACCGACTGCCACGGATTGCGCCAGACTGCGCCATGCCCCTTATATACGCCCGCGCGAATACGCCCGCGCGCATGCGTTACGCGCGCCTGTAGATTAACGCTCTAGAAGGCACGCGACCCACTGACTCTATCTCCGCGCGAGTGATAGCGAATTAGCTATATGAAAAGTGCCTGCTGTGCTAGTCTCGGGAGCCACCGGCGCGGATGCAGCGGAGAGACCTAGATCCGGAGCCTCGCGTGCCTTGTAGAGCGAGCTACTAGCGCGCCTATATAAGACCCATCGCCATCTTAATAGACGATCTATAAAAGCCCCGCTCCCGACATGAATTAGACTTTCGCGGAAAAATCGAGTAGACTCCTCGCGGCCCCGTTGGAAAGGAGACACTGATCCATGACCCATACCCGGCGACGCATCCGCAGCCGACAGCTGACGGCTGAGCAGATGATATACCTCGCGGGCATGACGGGTGGCACGTTGTACGGGATCCGCGACCCGAACCGTGACCACCCGGTGATCATTGACCGGCGCGAGGATTACATCAACTACCTCGTTCAAACGTACGGCGGCGAGGCGCGGCAGTTCACAGGCAACCACAAGAATAAGAGTTGGTGGGGATGGTACTTGACGGCGGAGCGGAAGTACGAACTCTTCAAGATGTTGGAGGAGAGCGGGCATCTTCGGCTGAACATCTATACGGTTGATGGCATTAGGTTCAAGCTCCAAAAGGCAGCCGAGCAGGAGGAGCGCAATGGGTGAGCTAAGCAAGAACTTGCTTGAGCACGCCATACAGCAGTCGATCTTGGGCATTATTGACGACACGATGTCGAGTGCAAAGATCCTGCACAACCTGGCGCAGGTCTTGGAGGAGGAAGACCTCGACGCCGCCAATCCGAACCAACTCCGCGAGTCCGCTGTCCGCTGTATTGACGTGATTGAGCTTCTGATTGAGGCGGCTACAACCCAGCCCAGCTTCAATGACTACAAGGACTCGCCCATTGCCCGCGACCTCCAGACGCTCCGCAACATGATCTTGGGAACGGAGGAACAGGCATGACCCAAATCGGAGACCAGGACGGCGTCAAGGCCGCCATGAACCGACTCCGCCAACTCGACCCGCAGGGCACCAAGCCCAACAGAAACCCAGACGACCTCGCCACTTGGGGTGCCTGGGACAAGCTGGAGCGGACGCTCCAGATCTTGGCAGATGACCACGACAAGGGCGGCAGCGGAGGACAATCGGACAACCCTTTTGCCGCGGCATCCTTGTAGGGGATGCGACCTCAAACTGCACCTTCGATGGTCACGATTATTCATATGAGGGCGGTATCAGCAACGTGGTACAGAAGTTCCTTGACCACGGGTACCGCATCTTTGCCGTCAAGTACGGCGAGCTACGAGGCGACGAGTGGCTCAACGAAGCGAGAAACAGAGGAATGAAGCCAGGACTGTGGGACGACAAGCCCACCGCCGCGAAGGCCGAGACTGCTGCCGCGTACCTACGCGCGGGCGAGATCTACTGCCCGCAGATGGAGACCGCCGAGGAGCGCGACGGCTGCTGCGAAGCGGCATACTGGATGCGCAGAAACCGCCCCGACATCTATGTCGCGGTGATCTCGAACCTGTACAACGAGCGCCAGGACGGCACGATTGCCGAGGACTTGGCTTCTCAGGGCGTAGCAGTACTGCTGGAGGTATACCCGGCCGAGAACACCGCCTGGTACGACGACCCCATCACCTATACCAACAACATGATCTGGGACGCGAAGCGGCACGGCTGGATTATTACCGTCCCGCTGTTCGGGACGTACCACGATTACCCCTTGAGCAGATTCCAGCCCATGAACTACCCCGGCAGCTGGAACTACCTGGGAGAGACCATGACCGACAGAGTGGGGGACTGGGACATTGTTTTCCCGTAGACAGATGAAGCCGATGAACGACATCCTGGAAGACCCGGGCCTGCCCTTTATGATTGGCCGCCTGGTGGGCTCGGCAGAGATGGCCTCACATCTCATGCGCGACCACACGGCCACCGATACTGCCCTGAAAAACCAGGGCGAGCTACTGCAGGCGGTCTGCGACTGGTTCTTTGACCCGGAGCACACGCCCACCTCCGCAATCAGAACTAACTACGGCCGCGAGATAGGCGTGCCGGACGGCCCCATGCCGCGAGGCATCGAGCAGCACCACAAGGGAGTGCCGTTCAACCAGGCCGACACGCAGGTTCGAGAGGAGGGAGTATGACAGAGGAGCAGGAACAAGCCGACAACCCTTGGGTGTTCTTGAGGATTGAAGTCGCCTGCCGCGAAGACGACCGCGACTGGCTGCGCGCCCGTATTGTCCCGGCAGTAGAGACCGAGGTGGATGTGGCCACCTCCGAAGGCCGCGTAGACATCAACACCGAGGTGACGTGGGAGTACGAGCCTTGAGGGGAATCTTTGCCGTTGACCCCGGAGCGCAGACGGGACTGGCTTGGGGAATTGTGGACGACTCTAAGACGGCTATAGCCATCGAGTCGATGGCAAAGCGCATCTACCATGGCAGCGAGACGCTCAAGGGCAGCGAGGCCGAGCAGATTCGACGCCTGTTCCACTTCTGGACGACCTTCAAGCGCCGCTGCGTCTTCACGCACCTCTTGGAGCCCGACCAGGTTGACCTCGTGATTGAGGACTTCGTGTTGTACCCCGGCGAGAAGCCGGGCAAGGCGACCACGACCCCGGAGCGGATTGCCTGGGGGTTCGAGGGGTACCGGATGGCGAGCTACGACGACTGGCGGCGCGCGGGCAAGCACTACTCCCCAATCCATTGGCAGAAGTCGGCGGCAGCCTCCCGCTTCTACAAAGACCGCAAGCTCATGGAGCTAGCCAACGCCTGGTTCGTGGGCAGGGAGCACGAGCGCTCGGCGCTCGGCCATATGATCTTAAGGCTGAACGTGATCTTGGACAAGAATTGAACTGGCGCAAGATCAACCTGGCTCTGACGTGCGTTTGGCTCGGGATGATCCCGTTATCTATCTTGACGGGCTGGATCTATTCGGTGGCCTTTGTCTCGGCCATCAGCCTGTACGCCAACGTAGCGTCCCATCTCGCGGCCTGGCGCGCGGACGTGCCCGACGAGGAGACGAAATCCGCCAATTAGCAGGGGTTTATTGCTCTCCCTCGCGGGCGCGCTAGACGCCCGCCGACCGGCGTAGTAGACTCCGCGCCGGTGCCTCTAGACCCCAGCCTGCGCGAGCTACCTGTCGAGGATATCGACATCCGCGACCCCGAATGGGAGGTCTTGGAGCGCGGCGACCCGACGCAGCCCAGCGAGGGCCGTATCGTGTACTGGGATCCCGTCCACGGCTGGATCAAGTCCGAAGGCCCCATCGTGCAAATCAAGCCACCTCTGAGGCCGTACTGATGTCCCGGCCCAACCTGGAGAGGGAGCGCCTGATCCTTTGCGGGTATGTGAACCCAGAGGGCAACAAGTGCCGACTGGCGGCCGGATGGGGCACTATGCACCCGGGCGCGGGCCGCTGTAAGCACCACGGCGGCAACGGGAAGAATGGGCGGAAGCGAGCCGTCCCTATCGAGGCTGCGCAGTTCATGGGTGCGCCGAAGGACATCAACCCCATTGATGCGATCACGTGGTGCATAAGGATTACGGCGGGGGAAGTCGAGTGGCTGTCTGTACAGATAGCCGAGGTAGACAAGCAGGAATGGATTGAGTACACCCCCCTTGGTAAGCAGATGAACGTACTCGTCCGAGCCCGCGCCGAAGCGCAAGACCGTCTTGTGCGATACTCGAAGGACGCCATCCAGCTGGGCCTGACTGCCCGCGCCATCCGACTCGCGGAGCAGTTCGGGGCCACGATTGCGCGGCTGTTGGATGGAGTTAGCCGCGACCTTGTTCTAACGCCTGCGCAGCAGAAGGTGTGGCCCACCATCGTGCGTAGGCACTTGATTCTCCTGGAGGGTGCCGGAGTCGTGAACAATGAGGCCGACGAGCCTCCGGTGATTGAGCTGCCCGCTGCGACCCATCGGCAGAAGAGTGGCTAGGGCAGCGACCCAGGAGCGTGGGGCGGCGGAGGAGTTTTGGTTCCCGGACGGCACTCCGGAACACGCCGCCGCCCCCATTCTCCCCGAGGGCACCGCCGAAGCGGCGCTCCGCTACCTGTTCCCGAAGCCCGCGCCCTACCTCCATTCTCCCGCAGAATGGATCCGGGACGTTCTGGGCGAGCACATCTGGTCGAAGCAGGAGGAGATCTGCCAGTCTATTGTTGACAACCGCTATACTGCTGTGAAGGCCTGCCATGGCCCTGGCAAGTCCTTCATAGCGGCCAGGATTGGATGTTGGTGGATTAACGTCCACGAGTTGGGCGATGCGTTCTTGGTCACCACCGCGCCTTCCTGGCCGCAGGTTCAGGCGATCTTGTGGCGAGAGATCCGCCGCGCGCACCGGCTGGGGAAGCTGCCCGGCCGCATTACCCTGGAGTGCCAATGGCACATGGGCGAGTCCCGCGCGGCCGAGGAGCTTATTGCCATGGGGCGCAAGCCCGCTGACTACAACGAGCAGGCCTTCCAGGGACTCCACGCCCGCTATATCCTTATTGTGATCGATGAGGCCTGCGGCGTACCCGAGAGCCTCTGGACTGCGGTCATGACGCTGATGACGAACGAGAACGCCCGCGTACTGGCCATCGGCAACCCGGACGACCCCGGCTCTCACTTCGCAGGGGTCTGTAAGCCCGGGAGCGGCTGGAACGTCATCACGATCCCGGCCTTTGATTCCCCCAACTTCTCCGGTGAGGAGGTTCCCGACTCTGTTGCGGAGAACTTGGTGACGCCGATGTGGGTGGAGGATCGACGCCGGGATTGGGGCGAGGGCTCCCCGCTCTGGCAGGCGAAGGTGCTAGCTGAGTTCCCGGACGTCAGCGACGAGTACCTCATCTCGCCCGCGATGATTCAGAAGGGCATCGATACGGAACTGCCGGGTATAGGCAAGGGACGGTACGGCGCGGACGTAAGCCGTATGGGGGTGGACAAGACCGTCCTGTACCGGAACCGCGACGGCGTTATCCGGTATGTCGATTCCTGGGGCATGACGGACACGATGAAGACAACCGGCAAGTTCAAGATGCACCTCGATGGGCACTTGCACTTGAGCCGACCGGGGTTCGTCGTGGACGTTGTGGGGCTCGGCGCGGGCGTGTTCGACCGCCTCCGCGAGCAGGGGTACAACGTCACCGGCTTCTCGGGCGCGGAGCGCGCCTACCGGCCGGACAAGTTCAAGAACCGCCGTGCTGAGATCTATTGGACGTTCCGGCAAGACCTGGAGAACGGCAACATCGATCTCGACCGTGAGGACGAGGAGCTTCACGCGCAGCTTCAAAACATCAAGTGGTGGGTGGACTCGGGAGGCCGCATTCAGATTGAGTCGAAGGAGGACATGCGCGAGCGTGGGGTCAAGTCGCCCGACTACGCTGACGCATGCGTCTATTCGACCGTGGCGAACGCGCCTATGGTCTACCAGCCTACGATGAATGCAAGCATTGCCTCCGACCTGCTGACGATGGACATGTGATGTCAGACTGGTGGGAAGAACCGTACCGGGGCGGCCCGATGGTGGCCGTCAAGGGCTTTCCCCGTCCTTTGTACCCACCTGACGCCGCCCCGGAACATAAGGCGTCGGTGGATGGGCCGGACGTGGAAGCCTACAAGCGAACCGTCTCCCGCGCGGGGCGCTGGGTCTGGCAGGCATTCGACCAATCTTTCTCCAACGGCTTCTCTCACGGCAAGGGGCCAAATGTCGAGGACACCGGAATTGCCGGGGTTCAACGGCAGCAGAATCTCGACCCGACCGGATTTGTTGGCAAGAACACGTTCAACCTGCTGCGCTCTATCCGCTGTCCGAAAGGCCCGCACGAAGGCGAGATGGCGATGGACGCGCGCTCGGTCGAGTTGATTAACGCGGCCTGGGACAAGTTCGGAGGCAAGGAGCCGAGTTCCTCTCCAAGCTCGTCTTCAGCGGACGCTCGACTGCGGAAAGCGATTGCTGAGATCGGGAACAAGGAGTCGCCGCCCAACTCGAACAACAACAAGTATGGGTCTTGGTACGGGATGAATGGCGTTCCCTGGTGCGCGATCTTCTGCACCTGGTGCGACCAGATTGGCGGCAGCCCGACCGACGCCTTCGCCAAGGGATCTCGGTACAGCTATGTCCCGTACGTCGTCAATGACGCGCGTATGGGATACCATGGTCTCAGCATCACGAGCAGCCCGAAGCCCGGTGATCTCGTGTGCTACGACTGGAGCCGCGACGGCGAGTACGACCACATCGGCATTTTCGAAAAGTGGACAAACAAGCCTACGTTCAACGCCATCGAGGGGAACACCTCCACCTCGGACAACAGCAATGGCGGCCAGGTCATGAGGCGATCCCGGAATACGAACGGCCAAAACACAGTCTTCGTGAGAGTGAGGGAACCGTGAACAGAGCTTGGACACCGACCGAGCTAGCGGTCATCGCTATCGCGGTCATCCTCCTGATCGAGTTGATCCATACCTGGTAATGGCGCGCCCGCGTAACACCGTACCCGCGACCGGCTCGAAGCCGCCCATCCGGGAGATCGGCGCAGTCCTACAGGGCAACTTCACGCCCGCCGGGATGGCCCCTTGGACGAGTTGGGTCGATATCGAAGAGACGGTGCCGGAGTTGAAGTGGCCGACCTCGGTGCGGACGTACCGCGCGATGAGTACCGATTCGCAGATTGCGGCTCTCTACAACGCGACGCTTCTCGCGCTCGGGAAGATGTCGTGGTTGCTCGACCCGAATGGCTCCGACGACGCGATGGTGCAGAAGCTCAGTGAGGACTACAACCTGCCGATCTTGGGCGACGACACTAACAACCGGAAGCGCGGTCGGCTCAAGCGCCGATTCTCTTTCCGGGATCACCTGCGGAAGGCATTCAAAGCCGGGATCTACGGGCACTACTACTTCGAGCAGGTTGGCTACATCGGAGACGGGACACAGGGCCGACCGGCCGACGGCCTCTGGCACCTGCGCAAGCTCGCGGAGCGCCCGCCCTCGACCATTCAGGACTTCCGGGTCGCGGACGATGGCGGGCTCGTCTCCATCATCCAGAATGTCCAAGCGGGAACCAACACCTGGCAGCAACCTATCCCGGAGATTCCGGTCGATGTTCTGGTCGGCTACGTCTGGGATCAAGAGGGCGCCAACTGGGTCGGAAAGTCCTGGTACCGCGAGATCTACAAGAATTGGTTGATCAAAGACCGCCTCCTGCGGATTGACGCGGTGAACCACGAGCGTGCGGGCGGTGTCCCGTACATCGAGGCTCACCCAGGGGCAACTGAGAGCGAGATCACCGCGTTGAATAGGATGGCACAATCATTCCGGGTCGGTGACACCGCAGGAGGCGCTGTACCTGCCGGGGCAAAGTTCAACATTGCTCGCGGACTTCAAAGCTCCGTGATCGACTCGGTGATCTACCACGACGAGGCAATGGCGCGTAAGTTCATGCTGATGATCATGCAGCTGGGTCAGACGCGCTCGGGTTCTCGCGCGCTCGGGGAGACGTTCGTGGACTTCTGGAGCGCCGGGATGGAAGCCATCGCCTGGTGGTTCGCGGATACGTTCAACGAGCACGTTATCGAGGACGACATCGACTGGAACTGGGGCGAGGATGTAGACCAAGTTCCACTTCTCGTGTTCGAATTCGATCCGGAATTGATGGTGCAGGATCTCGTCGCGCTGATTGGCTCGGGCGCGATCATCGTGGACGATGGCCTGGAGGCAGCGATCCGGAAGGAACTGGGTCTGCCCGAGGCCGAATACAAGCACGAGGATCCTGCAATGATCCGCCAGCAGATGCTGGATGTCGCTAAGACCTCGGCCGAGGGAAACGCGCCTCCGTCCAACGGGGCCAAAAGTTCTTCACCGAAGGGCAAGGCGCAATGACGGTAGCGGCCCAAGGCTGCGGGCTCCCTCCCGGCTACGGGCCGCTGCCGCTCACCAAGAGGAGGTAGAATGGGCAAGGCAGACACGCAGAATCCGAAGTTCGGTACGTCGAACGAGGGCCAGCGCTCTGGGCAGGTCAGCCCGACCGAAGGGATGAATGTCGGCGGTCTGACGGATGCGCAGGTTCGGACGAACATGCTCAGTCAGGGCGTCATGCTCATGCGCCAGCTTAAGAAGAACAAGAGCGGTAGCAGCCCGCTGTGATCTACAGCGAGACCCAGAGGCGACGTCACCTCTCCTGGTGGGGCATCGATAAGCGCACCCAACTAGCGCATCAAAACGGGCGTTGCGCTATCTGCGGCACTATGGAGACGAAGCTCTGGGCTCTCGATCACGATCACGAAACGAACCGGGCACGGGGCGTTCTTTGCCAGCCGTGCAATCTCGGGCTTCACTACATCGAGACGCCTGGCTGGCTCAGTAAGGCGCTGGCCTATCTCTCGACCGGCGGAGTGATCCCCGTGCCCATCGTGAGGAGGCGGAGGCGAAATGCCAGCTAAGAGCCAGAAGCAGCGTGCTTGGGTCTACGCGAACAAAGGGGCTGCGTGGGCCAAGAAGCATCATTTCGACAACAAGGGCAAGCTGCCGAGACGCGCCAAGGGAAAGAAGAAGTAGATGCCGCCCGGAGCCTACAACCTGGAGTTGTACGAAGGCGACACTTACAGTGCGCAGTTCGTGCTGTGGGCGGACGCCAAGAAGACGCAGGTTGTTGATGTCTCCGGATCGACGGCGAAGGCCGAGGTTCGTAATGCGCCCGGAGGAAATCTCCTCACGACGATGGAGTGCACTGTAACTCCCCCGAACAACATCGGAGTGAGGATGCCCGCCTCGGCCTGGACATCGTGGCCTCCGAACGTCGTCAAGGGCGTTTGGGATCTTCAAGTCACTTACCCGTCCGGTGACATCTCAACTGTTGTGGCAGGATCCGTCACCGTAACTGCGGACGTGACTCAATGACGACGGTCACCGTGTCCGGGGATCAGATGGCGCTCGACGTTATCACGCCGCCGATCATCAGGGCCGATATTATTACGGGTGGCCCATCCGGCCCTCCTGGATCTGTCGGCCCTCCCGGCCCCGCAGGCGCAGACGGAACGGATGGTGCGACCGGCCCCCAAGGGCCGCAAGGGGATCCCGGCCCAAAAGGAGCCACGGCGACTCCAATGCTGATTTACGCTCTCTCGAATACCACGACGGAGCCGCCCGCCAACGGCCAGATGCGGATGAATGGGCCTCAGACGACGGCTACGTTGATCTGGCTCAATTATCTGACCGACGACGGCCTAGATGCAGCGGGGTACTACTACATGCTGGCTAAGACGGACGGACAGATCTATGTTCAAGATAAGAATGATAGAACAGTACGACAGCGGTATCTCTTGACGGCGGATGCAGTGGATAAAGGAACCTATGCTGAGTTTGCCGTTTCTTGGATCTCCGGGAACGGGACTCTGCCAGCGTCTCCGTCCCAAGATCTCTCGGTCATTCTAGCGGGAGTAGTAACTCCATGAGATGGCCCCAAACTCAATCCAGTACGTCCACCAACGTAACGTCCGGATACATACGGGCGGACGTGGGAGATTTGAAGTCGCCCGGTACGCCGTACAAAGACACCGAGGGGTTGTGGCGCGTTCCTCGTGTGCCGATCTGTTCGACGGGGATCGAGTACCGGCTCGGCACCGGTAATCACACGTTCACGGAGAAGGAATTGGCCGACGCAGTTCAGGCGGCGAGTGGTAGCGATCCGGCGATCAATGCCCCTCGCATCAAGCTCGGGCATAAGTCGAAGGCCAACGACTTTTTCCTGGGCGAGGATGAGCCCGCGTTCGGGCGCGTCGAGGCCATGCGCCTCTCTGAGAATAAGCAGACGATCTACGGCGACTTCGTGGGAACACCTGAATGGCTGGCGAAGGTCATGCCTACTGCCTTCCCTAGTCGCTCCGTCGATGCGCAGCTGGGCGTCGAAACGGTCACAGGCAAGCGGTACGCGATGGTCATCACGGACGTGTCGCTGCTCGGCGTGCGCTGGCCCGGATGCTCGGTTTTGGAGGATCTGCCGCTCTGGTACGGATCCGAGACGCCTGAGAGCGCCGAGGTTCTAGCAGCATCGCTGGACGTGACGGCGATTCGCAACAAGTTCTACGTCGCGGGGCCGGGCAAGGAGCATGACGCCTGGTGGATTCGCGGCGAGAGGTTCGACACGGAGGAAGGTTACAATCTCATCGTAGACGAGGGAACCGGCGATATCTGCCGGGTCGCCGTCAAAGTCGATGGCGATGAGGTGTCGTTCGGGCAGCCGGTGCGAGTCACCGAGCAGTACCCGGACAAAACGGTCGCGGCCTCGGCCGTTCTCGCGGGGATGAAGATGGCGGATCCCGCCATGCTCATTCACGCAAATCGGGCGGAAACTGACCGCTCGACAAACCAGGAAGGAGAGGCGATGGACGAGGAACTGCGTCTGAGCCTAGCCAAGCGCCTGGGTCTGCCCGAGGATGCGACCGAGGAGCAGATCCGGAGCGAGCTTGCGAAGCCGGTGGGCGAAGAGCAGCCCGCCGAAGACGATCAACCCGATCAGGACAACGGTGGCAACGGAGCCGAAGAGCCTGACGAGGGCGCAGAGGAAGAGCAGCCTGCCGAGGGCGAGCCTGCCACGGCGACGGTGACGCTCGACCGCGCAACGTTCGATCAGCTCAAGCGTGGTGCGGAACTGGCCGCGTCGCACGAGCAGGATCGGCAGAGGGGTCGGATCACGGAGATGGTCGAGGCGGCGGTCAAGGATGGCCGGATCCCGCCCGCGCGCCGGGAGCACTGGACAAAGCTCGCCAGGGCGGACTACGACGGTACCAAGACGACGCTCGACGGTCTGGAGCGCGGTCTGGTTCCGGTCACGGTTCGCGGCAGCGCCGGTAACGGCGGCGAAGAGGGGATGTCAACGGAGCAGGCCCAGGGACTGCCCGAGGACTGGTTCCCCGAGATCAAGTCCATTCGCGCTCAGGCCAATCGTGACCGGCGGGTCGTGAACGCGAAGGAGGGCTAGATGGCCAACGATCTCATCCCCTACAAGCGACCTGGCGAAGACGTAACCGGCTACGCTACGGCGGCGGTCACGGGGAAGCGCTGCGTCCAGATCTCGGCGGCCAAGCCGACCGGAGAGAAGGCCGAGGGCGTCAACCTGACGGCGACGGCCACGGGCGGCGGCGGGACGTACCGGGTTGCTCTTCCGTCCGGCGCGGGCGCGAATGGCGGCGCGGGCAAGGCGATCTTCGGCGTCGCCAAGTACGACGCTGCAATCAACAAGCTCGTGGGCGTCGTCCGCGAGGGCATCGTGCCGATCACGGCTTCGGCTGCGATCACGGCGGGACAGGGCGTGCAGTGCGCGGCCGATGGGACGGTCGTTCCGGTTTCGACCGGCGTTCAGATCGGCACCGCCTGCGATGACTGTGCAAGCGCAGCCGACTGCGAAGTCGCGCTGATGATCAGCTGAGAGGAGGGAAGATGAAAAAGAGCAGCATCGTCCTCGATCAGCAGATCGTCTGGGTACCCGGCCAGCCGGGCATCCTTCGCGCGGCGGAAGCCATCGAGGCGCAGACGTACCCCAACCCGGTCGCTCATCCGCTCGGCCCGCCCACCGTATCGGGGACAACGATCACGGTGGACATCGCGGCCAACTCCCCTACGCGAGTCACGCGAACGCTGATGGATCTCACGCTTCAGAGATTCTTCGCGGATCGCGTGTTCACGTCGGCGGGCGGCGTCAGCGGCGGCGCGGTCGTGTACGATGAGATCGTGGCCAACGATCTCTACTCCGACCGTGACATCCAGCGGGTTGCTCCTGGTGACGAGTTCCCGCTCATCACCAGCAGCAGGCGTGTCCCGAAGGTGGCCGAGGTCGAGAAGTGGGGCGCCAAGTTCTTCGTGACGGTGGAGGCGCGCGACCGCAACGACGTAGCCGTCTTCACGCGGAACGTCCGGATGATGGCGAACACCATCGTCCGGAAGATGAACCAGCGGGCGGTCGAGGTTTTGGAGGCCGCTGTTCAGGCGTCTCCGAACCGGCTCGTGACCGGCCTCAACTGGAGCACCGTCGTCACGGCGGGCGCTTCGGCCAGCAACTCCAACCTCTGGCCTGCGTACGACTTCGCTCGCGCGCAGATGCAGGCGGAGACGGAGGAACTGGGAATCGTCTACGACCTGTGGATCATGAATCCGCAGGAGTACCTGCAGCTGGCGCGGATCTACGGCCCTGCGCTCAACGACCTGCTGTCGTCGATGGGCCTGTCGATCTTCGTCACCAACCGCGTCCCGGCGGGCAACGCCTACGTCGTCCA